ATTGACTTAGCAAACTCAAACACACCTACCGTCCAAGCAGGCGGCGAGGTTAGCTCTGCCACAGACACTCTGGCCGGGCGACGCAAACGCACATCAACTGGCGTATCAAGTAACCTCGGCATCGGAGTCTAGGTATGGCTTATGACCCGCAGAACGTAAGCTACGAAAGCTTATGGCAGAAGTACCGGGACAGCAACGTCGTGAATAAGGCTCGTGAGTACAGCCGCTACACGCTGGCTAAGCTTGTCTCGCAATATGACCGAGCCGAGACGGAGGATGTCAACCGTGAGCAAATCACCCGTGACTTCCAATCTGTTGGGGCATTGCTGGTTAACAACTTAGTAGCTCGCCTCGGTGAGTTCCTATTCCCGGCTTCTGCGAGATTTGTGAAGCTGCAACTCAAGGGCATCTCTGACCAGCAGCGTCAGCAGATGTCCAAGGTTCAAGCAGCTCTTATTCAGATTGAGAAGGCCATCGTTGACAAGGCCAAGCAGAACGGCGGCTACGCTGACCTGCTTATGGCGCTCGCCCACGAGGCTGTAACTGGCAACGTCGCGCTGTATCGTGATATGGACACAGGTACCTACCGTGTATACGGTCTGGAAAACTTTGTGGTCCAGCGCGACGGGCGTGGCAATGTGATTGATGCTGTCGTCAAAGAACGTATCTCATGGGATTCGCTGCATCGGGATTTCCAAAATCAATTACAAGCCAAGGGTTTCAACCCTAAGAGCGGCCAGCACAAATGCTGGCTGTATACTCGTATCTGCCGCGTCCAAAAAGAGAGCGGGCAGTACGGGTACACCATCACGCAGCAGGTAGGCAACTACCAAGGCTGCATCTTCACCCCCGGCAACGACTACTACCCTGAGAAAGTCTGCCCTTGGTTATTCCCTGTCTGGTCACTGAAGTCCGGCGAGCACTATGGTCGCGGGATTGTTGAGGACCACGCCGGGGATTTCGCGCGTCTGTCAATGCTATCAGAAAGCTCAGCACTGTACATGCAGGAAGCACTGCGTGTCTTCTGGAAACTGACAGGCTCAGGCGGCAACGTCGACGATATTGAGCGTGCGGAGACAGGGCAGGTCATCCCACTCCAGAGTGGCACGGCGCTGGAAGCAGCCGAGGCCGGGGATTACAACAAAGTTCAGCAAGCTCGTGACGAGATTAATCAGATTGTGCAGCGATTGGCGCAAGCCTTCATGTACACTGGTGAGTTTCGTGACTCTGAGCGTACAACGGCTACTGAGGTTCAGCAGGTAGCGACCAGTGCAGAGCGCGGCCTAGGCGGCCCATACTCAATGCAAGCCAAGACGCTCCAGATTCCGCTGGCGTACGTGTTGCTGGCTGAGATTGACGAGGGCACCGTACCAGACATTGTCGGCAATATCCTGTCACTGCAGGTTGTCGCTGGTCTGGATGCGCTTGGCCGTAGCATTGAAGCTGAGACGCTGATTAAGGCGCTCGGTGATGCACAAGCCGCTATGGTTGCGGTTGCAAATATAAATCAGGTTGCGAATGTCATCGACCCGAAAGCGGTACTAGACACAATATTCGCATCCAATGGCGTGGCACTAGACGACTATCGTAAGTCACCACAAGACCTTCAGCAAGAAGGCAGACAGGTTGACCAGATAGCGGCAGCAGCAGGCGGTGTACCGCCGGGCGCTGTAGAGCCGGGCCAGAATATTTCTCAAATCTAATTGGAGTTTAAATGTTTGGAGAATCCCAACCTAGCGCCGCACCCGCTTCCCAAGGTGTACCATCTGCCCCGCAGAATCCGGGTTATGGTGGTGGCTATCCTCCTGCTGGTGGAGGCCCGACGGTTGTCAATCCAGCGTTAGGCAATTTAGCCACACCAATTCAGTTGCCTCAGCAACCGCAGGTGCAACAGCCGCAGCAGCAGTATGCGCAGCCGAGCTATGCTCCCCAACCGGGAAACCCATATGCTCCCCAGCAGCAAGGAAATCCAAGTCCCTACGCGCCTCCAGTGCAGCAGAATCCGTACGGCCCCGTTGCTCCGCAACAAAGCCCATATGCGGCTCCGCCTGCTCCGATTAATGGGTATCCGCAACAGGTCACGCCGCCTCCGGGCCAGCCGCTGCCGCCACAGCAATTCCAGCAGCCACCTGTAAACCCAGCGTATCAGTTTGGACCAACACCGCAGCAGCAGCCACAGCAGTTCCAGCAGGCACCACAGCAGCAGCAGCCTTTACAGCAGCAGCTGGGCGGTAAACCTCCTGTTACAGCAGAGCAGCTGCAGAAACAAGGCGGCATCCCTCCTGAGCAAGTAGCTGAGATTTTCCCAGACGCTACGAGTCAGGCGATTTATCAGGGCATGAACGCAATCGCAGCAGGTCAGCAGATTGACTTACTGCAGGCGTTCGGTCAGGCGTATGAACGCCGTGACCCTACTCTGGTCAACGAGCGCTATCTGGCGCAGTTCGACCAGCAGACGGCTAACACTCTGCGCAGTCAGTTTAATGCGCTGGTGCAGGCCGGGCAGGCGCGCGACGCTCAGATTGAGCAGTCAGTGTATCAGCTGGCTGGCGGTCAACAGCAGTGGCAGCTGGCTGTGCAGGCGTTTAACACAGCAGCAGATTTAGGAACTCGTCAAGCGGTAGCAGCGGCTATTGACTCCGGCGACCCAAACCAGATTCGATTGGCAACCCAAGCCGTGCTTCAATACGTAGGCCGACAGGGGAACATGATTCAGCGAAGCGGACAGACCATCACACCTAATGGTGGCGGTCAGGGCAACGCTGAGGTTATGACCAACGAAGCATTTCGTCAGCACCTGACTTGGCTTGAGCAGGCGCACCCTGTTGGCTCTCCAGAGTACAACAAGCACTACGAGCACCTCGTAGCGCAGCGTCGTCAAGCAAAAGCAATGGGCTACTAATCGTATAAGGATTATTTAACATGGCCGATAACTACTACCAGCCGAACCAGTTCCGCCCTCATTGGGGTGGCTCCAACAGCGATAACGACATTCACCTTGAGGTGTATGACCGTGACGTGCAGACGCAGTTCATCTACAACTCCATCTTCCGTTCCGGCCTGACCAACTTCAAGTCTGTGTCCAACCAGTCCAACACTTGGCGCGGCGACCGCCTCGGCTCTGTGACCGTCAAAGGTCGTAAGTCCGGTGAGTCTCTGGTCAACCAGCCAGTGCGCTCTGAGAAGCTGATTGTCACTGTGGATACCGTGTCCTACATCCGTATCCCAATCGACTATCAGGATGACTGGACCGCTCCAGACTTCCGTGCAGAGCTGACCCGTAACATGGGTACCTCTCAGGCGAAGGCGTTTGACCAAGCGCACGTAATTCAGCTGCAGAAATGTGCTGACTTCGTACCGCCTGCTTCTCTGGCTGGCGCGTTCAACGCAGGCATCAAAGAGAAGGTCACCCTGACCAACACCGTGGCTTCCGAGGAAGCAGACGCCAGCGCGCTGGTTCACGGCCACAAGAAAGTCATCGAGGCGTTCATCCGTCGCGATGCCGACCTTGGCCGTCTGGTGACTCTGGTCGACCCAGCGTGGTTCAGCATCCTGCTGGAACACAAGAAACTGATGAACGTTGAGTTCACTGGTGGTCGTGGTGTCAACGACTTCGCAATGCGCCGCATCGCGTACGTCAACGGCATCCGCATCATCGAATCCAACGCCTTCCCACAGGCAGCAATCTCTGACCATCTGCTTGGCCCAGACTTCAACGTCGACGCCAACGAGATTAAGCGTAAGATGATTGTGTTCGACCCAAGCATGGCGCTGGTGACTGTTGAAGCACAGCCACTGTTCAACCGTGTGTGGGATGACGAACGTGAAATGACCAACGTGCTGGACAGCTTCCACATGTACACCGTAGGGCAGAAACGCCCAGACGTTGTCGGTGTGGTTACCGAAGAAGCATAATGGCAGACTCGAAGCCCTTCTCAGGAGGGGCTTCTATGATTGTCATTAGGAGGTGCTATGACACTACTCGAAGCAGTAAACATCGTCCTGCGAGCATTGTCTGAACACACTGTGGCCTCTACTGAAATACGACACCCGTCTGTGACTCTTGCGCTTGACAAGATTGACGAAGCGCGGGAAGCGTTACTCAACGAGAACTGGTGGTTCAACAATATCACAGTGACGCTGAACCGTGAGTTTGACGGGCGTGTGCAGTATCCCGCCGATACACTGGCGTTTGTACCTGACAACTACCTGTGCGTAGTTCGCGGGGGCTATCTGTACAACACGCAGAACAACAGCTATGTATTCACCGAAGACGTCTCTGGCCTGATAACGTATGACCTGCAATGGGCAGACCTGCCTAGCGCAGCTCAGCGCGTAGTGGCTTACAACGCAGCGCTAATGGCGTTTGACTTAGAATTCGGTGGTAACCCGCCTGCGTCACTGCTAATGAACATGCAGTCTGCGTTCGCGCAATTGCAGGCTATGCACACCAGACAGCGCAGATACAACGCGCGCCAGCGCCCTCAGTGGCGTCAGTATGAGAGCGCCCGGAGAGGCTAATGGCTACTTACCAAGGCAACTACAAATCATTGCTTGGTGGTGTGAGCCAGCAGGTGTACACAGACCGTCAGCTATCACAGGTAGAAATCCAGACTAACATGACATCGGACACAGTGCGAGGGCTGCGCAAGCGCCCCGGTACGCGTGTGGCGATGGTGCTGGATAATACCTTGGCTGATTGGTGGAGCTTAGGAAACTATGGCCACCTGCGATTCCACACTACCAACTTAGGGTGGGGTATCACTACGTTCGTAATCAACACGCTTACCGGACGGGTTACCTCCATCGTTGAAACAGAAACTGTCCAGTTTGTTGGGCAGTCCAACTACTTGATTACCTCCAACCCCGCTGACATTGTGTTCGCTACGGTAGGCTCGACGTTATATGTAGGCAACACATCAGTGCTGCCCGCTATCGTGACGACAGAGACACGTATGAACCCAAATCGGCGGGGTTATTTTTTCGTCCTTGCTGGCTCCTACGGGCGCGTGTACAGCCTAACCATAAGCACTAACTTGGGCAGTGTGGCAGCAACGTACACCACCCCAGACGGCACTACGGCTGGTGATGCGACTAAGGCCACTGGCGAGTACATCATCAACCAGCTGGTGACTCAGCTGACGCCGTACATCGGCGGCGCTGCCGGGCTTGAGTCAATCTCCGCATCCGGGGCGTACCTGTACATTCAGGTTACTGTCGCCGCTGGCTTCTGCAACGTGTCCACCAGCACAGGTAGCACGTATGCGCTCGCGTCTAACACGCATACCGTAGACCTGACCAGTAAACTGCCAGCCCAGCTGCCAGCTGCTGGCGACGGCTTTATCATGACCGTCGGTGACAACTCGTTTGCGCAGTATTTCCAGTGGGTGCACAACCAGTCGCGCTGGGTAGAGAAGGGGGCGTACAACTCGCCTACCAGTATCAACCCTGACACCATGCCGTTGCTGTTCACAGCTACAGGTACGCCTAACCAGCACACCTTCAGCACAGGTGTATGGCCGGGCCGCTTAGCGGGTGATGACAAGAACAACGATATCCCAGCGTTCACTGATGCGGACCTCAATGGCATCTCAGGCATATCGTCCTTCCAAGGCCGTCTGATTATATTCTCAGGGCCATACATCACGATGGGCAGTAGCAGCCGAGACGACAAGAACAACTTCTTCCGTACGACTGTGACGCAAATGCTGGACAGCGACCGCATTGAGTTTACCGCAACAAGCTTTG